GTATTAAATAACACATTGAAGAAAATGTCCGGTAAGCGAGGATATAATGAATATAAAAGGAACTTCAAATCTGAACAGCCATTGATGGATGATTACGATGAAAATGACTTAAAAGAACGATTTGTCAAGCGAATCTACAATGATAAAGTAGATGATGCATTACCAGTGATACATAAGGCTTATAATATGAAAAAAGAAAATAAATTCGCACAACAATTTGAAAGTTGGGCAAATTCAGTTATTGATGAAGGTAACTGGGATGCACCATCCTCTGATACCGAAATTGATAGATTAAAAGAGATATTCTCATCCAGACTTCCAGTTGGGGTTGACGGCATAGATGCTATAAACGCACTATCTGGGTTGATTGGTGATGATGGGTTAAATGATAAATTGGCTAATATTGCTAGAAAAAATCCAGAAGAGGATGCACGTAGAGCTATTGCGGATTGGCTAAAAGCCAATGATTTCGATACATTTCAACAATTAAAGAATGGCGATACAAAAGATGATTCGCATAATTCAGATGAAGAAGTTGATGAAGCCAAGGGAGATATTCGCAAAGCATTAGGTGCTGCTGCATTGGCTGGTGGCATGGCAATGGGAAGTCACGCGATTGATAACAATCAATTTTCTCATAGTCCACAACTACAAAAATTGGAACAATTGCATACCCAAGCTGTGAAAAGTGGTGATTCAACGAAAGCCAAAGAATTGGAAAGACGTATTGGATTGCAAAAAGACAGATTGAGTATGGACAAAGGTGAAGTAAATGATAAGTCGGGTAATCCAGTGGAAGTACATGAAGCTGTTTCCGATATATTGAGATTGGCTGGATTACGATAAGGGGAATATAGTGTCAGAAGCAAATTTTTTTAGAAAATACACAGATATGATTGCAGAAGCGGAAGGAACGAAAGAAAAAGACGACTGCGATGAGAAAGATGACGATGATTGTGATGAATCAGAATCGGATAAAAAAGGTAAAAAGAAAGAGTTTTGGAAAGAATTTAAATAATACTTGCCAAACTATATAATTACATGTTATATTAGTACATAACTTGAAAAGGAGGACGAAATGAGTCATTTAAAGTTAAAAGCAGATATCTATAATCTTATAGATTCTCTTGATGATGATACCAAAGCCATTTTGAAAGGAATTGGACATTTTACATCGGATTTATCAAGAATTCAATCAAACAATGCAATTATTGCACCGATTGATGAAGTCGCCACTGATGGGGTAGAACAAGAATCATCAGTGGCGACAGTAAAGTTACCACGATCAAATAGACATAGATAGTCTATTGGGGTAAATAGTAGTACCCCACATTTAGAATAGTGTGGGTTAAACGGAATTAAGACCATCTTAAAGACATTACAAGGAGTTTCATCATGGCACAACCATCATTAGCAAAAATTAGAGAAAAATTAAAAGCGCAAGCAGACCGTAATAGCGGTACATCTACCACCAAAAACTTTGGTGATAGAGCTATTTACCCACATTGGGACATTCCAGAAGGAACTACCGCTAGAATCCGCCTGTTGCCCGACGGCAACGCGAAGAATGATTTCTTCTGGGTCGAACGTTTAATGATTAATTTAACCTTCGCTGGGATTAAAGGACAATCAGATAGCAAGCCCGTTACAGTACAAGTTCCTTGCATGGAAATGTACAACGAAACTTGCCCAATTTTGGCGGAAGTTCGAGGATGGTTCAAAGACCCAAGTTTGGAAGATATGGGACGCAAATATTGGAAGAAGAAATCATATTTATTTCAAGGGTTCGTCCGCGAAAACCCGATGAAAGATGACCAATCACCTGATAACCCAATTCGTAGACTGACAATCAGTCCACAAATTTTCAACATAATTCATTCTGCGCTTTTGGACCCAGACTTGGAAAATATCCCAACTGACTACGAAAATGGATTGGATTTCTCAATTCTGAAAACTAGCAAAGGACAATATGCGGATTATTCTACATCGAAATGGTCTCGTAAAGAGACTGCATTGACTGCGGAAGAAGAACGCGCAATTGGCCAATATGGATTGAATGATTTGTCAAGTTTCTTGCCAAAGAAACCAACTGACGTTGAAATTGCAGTTATCAAAGACATGTTTGAAGCATCGGTGGATGGACAAGCTTATGACTCTGACAAATGGAGCAATTATTTCAGACCACGCGGAATTTCGGCAGCAACTGTGCAATCGGGGACAAGAACACCTGTGAGTATACCATCAAATTTGCCGGATTCAGTTGATGTGTCTGAACACGTAGATACTGTTGCGGAAGTATTGGAGCATTTGGATTCAGTAGCACCAATGGTCACCCAAGCAGCTACCAGTGGAAATCAAAAAGCCGACGATATATTGGCTATTATTAGAAGCCGCCAGAAAACTTCTTAATATATCGTATGCTATCTAGGGTAGACGAGTTCATCTTTCCAGACTGTTGTGAAGTGATAGAATTCCCTTCACAACAGTTCGTCTATCCTATTTTCAAAAATGGCAGTAGTTCGTTAAATTCTTATGCATTGACAAATAGATATAAGATTTTGTTCAACACCCAAATTTCTAAAATTGACATTATTAATGTCTTTATACGAAGTCCTAATCCCAGATTTGTTTCTGGGATTACCACATTTATATATAATTTGCAAAAAACCCACCCATGGCTTGATTTTGACACTATTGTGTATTTTGCGGAGAATTATTTGTTTTTAAATAGACATTATTCACCTCAATTAAGTTGGTTGATAAATTTAAATAGATATACCAATCCACATTGTAAAATTAGGGTACATGGCATGGAGTCGTTGCGTCTCTATACTCCACTAAATATCACCCCGAATGAAGAACGAACATTGCCAGTCGCAGTGGTTGAGCGATTATTGTCGAATGAGCATAATGTCATGTATAATAGATTGGACACGCTATTGTTAAATTTGATAGGGAAAGAATTGACCTTCTCGGAAATACAAGATTATCTTAAAATTTCAGACCCACTAGCTTATCAAAAACTATCATGTATTGCCCTAGATTAGACCATTTCGTGAGATTCAACCCAAATGGGTCTGTTGGGCGGTGTGGTCACATGACTAATCCTCCCGCATTTGATAATTTATCACTTATGGACAGTAGTCAATGGTTATTGAACATGAAACAGACATTTGCAGATGGGACTTTTCCTTCGGAATGTGTTAGATGCGAGGAGACTGAGAGAATAAATCAAACCAGTATCAGGCTAAACGCGATGACGCAAGATGCACTTCAACTAACCCACGATTATTTGGTAGTTGGTGGAGTTTTGGATAATATTTGTAACAGTGCATGCCAATCTTGCAACGCCCAATTGAGCACAAAAATTGGCGGCCTATCGGGTAAGCACTATCCAATGATTGACAACAGCCACGCATTTTGGGAGCTGCCGTTACATAGAGTAACACACTTGGATATAAATGGGGGGGAGCCGAGTGCTAGTAAAAATTATCGGTATTTATTGCAGAATATCCCACCTAGTGTTGAGTCTATACGGATTAACACCAATTGCTCCTCTATAATACCGGAAATAACTACATTATTGGAACGTGGATTGCGAGTAACCGTTACTGTGAGTTTTGATGGCGTTGGTAAAATACACGATTATGTAAGATGGCCTATTAAGTGGGAGAAATTTTACAATAATCTCATGACATATAAGAATATGAAATTATTGGACTTAAATTTGTGGACTACTGTTCATGCGTTGAATGTGGGAAATTTGCCATCTATCATTGAGTTTGCAAAAGACCATCAGATAAACCATTCATATGCATTTTTGCATAACCCATCGGTACTTAGTATAATTCACGCAAATAAGCTAACCTGCATTGCATCCCAATATACTACATTGGATAATGTGGCAATGGGGGATAATAATGATACTGAATTAATGCAATTTATTGTACAGCAGGATGCTTTGCGTAAAATTAGTTATATAGATTATCTTGGAGACATATTGTGACATTGATGCCATATAAAAAACTAGAATGTGATGACACACACCATATATCAGTGAAAATTCATGATTTTTTGGTTACTAAAACTGATTTGTTAACTAATGGATGTGTTGGGTGGCAATTCATTGACACAAAAGAATTATTGGCAGATATACCTGAATTATTAAGTTTTTTTGCAAGTCACAAGATGGTAGTTATGTCTGCCAGTGTGGTTATATTGTATGAAACTGGGCAATTACCACTTCATATAGATGAATTACCTATAGTGGCTAAACTTAATTTTCCTGTGTGTAACACCATTGGGTGGACTACACGATGGTTTACCATAGATAAGGATGAGTTTGATAATGCATCAATGATTACTAATCAATTTGGGGCATCTGTTGAGAATTTGCGAACAATACCAAATGATAAAATTACATTATTGGCTGAATTGGCGGATATGAAAACTCCTATAATATTCAATTCACGAATACCCCATGATGTTATTAAAACTTCTTCTTCTGCTACCACGTCACCACGCATAATAGCGAGTTTTACCTTCTTTAACAATATTGAATGGTTTTTAGTATGAAAATAGCTATTACTGGACATAGTGCTGGCATTGGACAAGCATTGGCTAAAATTTATACAGAACAAGGGCACGACATTGTTGGGTTAAGTAGACGAACGGGGTATAATATACGCAGTATTCCGAAAGTGGCTACTATGATTGAGCCATGTGATGTATTTATTAATAATGCTCAAGTAGGGTTTGCCCAAGTAGAATTATTATATGAAGTTTGGCGACTATGGCGAGGTCTGCCAAAACATATTATGGTTGTGAGTACACTGATGACTTCAATGCAAACATCACCAAAAGATGAATGGGATGAATATTGGTTGCAAAAACGTACATTGGAAGAAGGATGTGGGCAACTACGCAGCAAATCCAAATTTCCGTATATCACATTAATAAAGCCTGGTGCGGTTGCCACCCAACCTGACCAGCAACACCCCCCCTATGCAGATGTCACCGAATGGGCGGAAACATTAATTAAATGTTTTGATATCGCCTCTCCAAACTTGCGGATAACTGAAATTGCGCTAGGACCAAATTATGGATGACAAAGAATACCTGACGAATAAATCATTTTGTCCAATGCCATGGACTGGGCTAATGTACAATTTTAATGGGGATGTGAAGACATGTATTCGGAGCAGTGCGCCAATTGGTAATATTCGGGATACCGCAATTAGTGATATATTAGTGGGAGTGGCAAACACCGATACCCAGCTAAAAATGCAAACACGGCAGCATGGTAGTAGATGCAATCCATGTTATGAGTTAGAGACTAACACTAACAGTTTTGACATCATTAGTGACCGTATATTTTATCTCAAAGAGCTAAAATCCGTAGATAAATCAATATATGATACAACAGCCAATTTTGACTTACACACAATTGATGTTAGATGGAGTAATCTATGTAATTTCGCATGCGTCTATTGTGGACCTGAATTCAGTAGTAAATGGACGTCTGAACTGAAAACGAAACACACCGTTCCAACTGATATACAGCGTAATGCGTTTAAAAACTATATATTCGATAATGTAAAAAATCTTAAACATGTATATCTAGCTGGCGGCGAGCCATTATTGATGAAGGAGAATTTGGAGTTATTGCAACTATTAAAACAATATAACCCGTTAGTCAATTTGCGGATTAATACCAATCTTAGTAAAGCGGATACTAAAATATTTGATATGATTTGCACA